CCTGGATCAGGCAAAACTACCTTGATGAAAGAAATTATTAAGCATTACCAAGTTACACCAAACTATGATGCTTTCAAGCTTGTTCCCTACTTACAAAAAGATAATATCTATATCCTAGGAAAGTACGAAGAAGGCGAAGTATTTTCCGGGACAGATCGTATGAGCATGGCTGTTCAGCCAGAAGCTATTAAGTTTCTTTCTTCAATCCCGTCAAATTCAGTTGTATTGTTCGAAGGCGATCGCTTGTTCACTGCTTCTTTCCTTGAGCATTGTTTAGACAAATATGATTTGAGTATCATTTATCTTTCAACAACAAAGCAAATTCGCGAAGAAAGATATAAGGAACGTGGAAGCAATCAGAATGAAACGTGGTTACAAGGGAGAGAAACAAAGATCTCAAACATCATGTCTAATATGACATTGATGTTCAACACCTTCAAGTATGTTAATAATACTCTTGAAGAACAAAATCATATTTTAGATGTAGTTTATGAAATGGTAGGTAAGTGATGATTTGTACTGGTAATTGCAATTGTGATTGTGATAGTGATAATGAATATATCTTTGACGAGAGCGGGTTTATTATAGGTAAGGCTGCTCCAGTTAAAGAATATATTTTTGATGGAAAAAACAGTGAATTGAACTCTTTGTCGTATAAATACGCTGAGGATAAGATTCTAGCTGACCTCAAAGCACATTTAGACGCAACGTATTCTGAACACTATATGACAGAAGATAAGTCTATTGAATGCTTTGATGCTTGGATTGCTCTTGGAGATTCAACTCCAACATTTCGCAACACTGCTATTAAGTATCTTTGGCGTTATGGTAAGAAGAACGGAAGCAATAAGAAAGACTTGATGAAGGCTTTGCACTATATATTCATGTGTCTATACGTAGATCATTATAAGGATGGTAAATAATGGAAATTAAGATTGAAATAGAAACTCTAAGAAAGAACGGACTGTTTCTAGCAACACCGATGTATGGTGGCCAGTGTGCTGGTATGTTTGCTAGATCGGTGGCAGATCTAGCTGCTATCTGTTCTCAGAACGGTATTCCCCTTCAGATGTATTTCTTGTTTAACGAGTCGTTGATTACTCGCGCTCGTAACTATTGTTGCGACGAGTTTATGAGATCGCCTTCACAGCATCTCATGTTTATCGACTCTGACATCGGATTTAATCCTCATGATGTCATTGCTCTCATGGCTCTACAAGCAAACGAACCAGAGAAGTATGACATTGTTGGTGGTCCTTATCCCAAGAAGTGCATCAGCTGGGAAAAGATTAAGATGGCTGTTGATAAGGGTGTTGCCGACGAAGATCCTGGAGTTCTTGAAAAGTTCGTTGGTGATTATGTGTTCAACCCAAAGAACGGTCAAGGATCTATTCAAATTTCTGAACCTTGTGAAGTTCTTGAAATCGGTACAGGCTTCATGATGGTCACAAAGGCTGCAATGCAGAAGTTTGCTGATACATATAAGGAAATGATGTATCGTCCTGACCATGTTCGCACTGAGGCTTTCGATGGAAGCCGCGAAATTATGCAGTTTTTCCAGGCAGAAATTGATCCTAAGTCTAAGCGTTATTTGTCTGAAGATTATTGGTTCTGTCAGAAGGCGCAGGAAGCTGGTCTTAAAACTTGGTTCTGTCCATGGATGAAGATGCAGCACGTTGGTACTTACATCTTTGGTGGCTCTCTTGCTGATCTTGCTGCTATTGGCGCAAGCGCAACTGCTGATCCAGGAGCTTTAAGAAAGAAGGCACCAAAGCAAGATGAAGCAGTTGAGAATGCAAGACAGGGAAAGCTTGAAGCGAAGTATTTGTGATTGCTATTTAATAGCTTTTATAGTATGATTTTATTGTGATAAACATTATGGAGAATAATATGAAGATTTCGACTAATACGCTGAATGTTCTTAAGAACTTCGCAAAGATTAACCCATCAATTGTTGTACAAGAAGGAAATGTTTTGAAGACCATTTCTCCTTCAAAGACAATCATGGCAAAGGGTAAGGTTGACACTGACTTCAGCAAGAAGTTTGCTATCTATGACCTTGACCAGTTCATTTCAACTGTGAGCCTTTTCAACGATCCTGAGTTGAGGTTTGGCGACAAGTCGGTTGAGATCTTTGACGGAAACAAGAAGTCTCAGTATACCTATGCTGACGAAAGCACTATCACAAAGGCTCCTGATAAGGAGATCAATCTTCCATCAGTTGATGTCAGTTTTACTTTGACCAATGAACATTTGAGGGATGTTGAGAAGGCTGCTGGTGTTCTTGCACTTCCTGAAATTGTAGTCTTTGGCGATGGACGCAATGTTTTCCTTCAGGCAGCTGACACTAAGAATGTGACAGGAAACATTTATTCTATCAATATCGGCGATACTGATAAAACTTTCAGAGCTATCTTTAAGTCCGAAAACATTAAGATTATCCCTGGAGATTATGAGGTAACTATCAGTTCTCGTGGTATCTCTCACTTCTCTGGTAAGGAAGTTGAATACTGGATCGCGGTTGAGCAAAGCTCAACATTCTAAATGAATTGGGGAGCTTCGGCTCCCCTACTTTTGTTATATTATGGAGATTTTGATGAAGCGTGACCGTGTTGTGCCTAGAGTTACTAGGCATGTTTCGAACAACGTAACTAATACTATCTTTTCCGCTCTTGGTCTCGAGGGCAAGGGGTATAAGCTGAAACCTTGTACTTACTGTGGTGAACACAAAATATACAGCGATTTTTATGTTAAGTCAGACAGACAACATATTCATCCTGACAATATCCAAGCTAAAGATCTTAGAGGGTATTGTATACCTTGTTATGACGTATATCATTCGGGAAGGAAAAACTAATGAACGAAGAATTTTTGTGGGTAGAAAAGTATCGTCCTAAGACTATTGAGGACACTATCCTTCCGGTTGACCTGAAGGCAACCTTTCAACAATTTGTTGATCAAAAGAATATCCCAAATCTGATTCTATCTGGTACAGCTGGCGTTGGTAAAACAACGGTGGCTCGTGCTATGCTTGAGCAGTTGGGTTGTGATTACATCGTAATTAACGGATCTATGAATGGTAACATCGACACACTTCGTAATGAGATTCTCAACTTTGCCTCAAGTGTATCTCTCAGTGGTGGACGAAAGTACGTCATCCTTGATGAGGCAGATTACCTCAATGCCAATTCAACTCAGCCAGCCCTTAGAAATTTCATGGAAGAATTTAGCAGAAACTGCGGGTTTATCCTTACATGCAACTTTAAGAACCGAATCATTGAACCGCTACATTCTCGGTGCTCTGTCGTAGACTTCAAGATCGGCAAGAAGGATATGGCAAAGCTTGCCGGACAATTCTTTAAGCGGGTTGAGACAATTCTCACAAGCGAGAATGTCTCTTACGACAAGCCAGCTGTAGCTGAGATTATCCAGAAGTTTTTCCCCGATTGGCGTCGAGTTCTCAATGAACTCCAGCGTTATGCTGCTACAGGCAAGATTGACAGTGGTATTCTTGCTAACCTTCAGCAGACTAGCATCCGCGAATTAATCGATATGATGAAGGGAAAGAATTACACCGAAGTGCGTAGGTGGGTCAAGAACAACATTGATACAGATGTTAACGTTCTGTATAATGAGTTCTATGATAATGCTTCTCAGTTCTTTACACCGAAGAGCATTCCTCTCTTGGTTACTTTGATTGCCAAGTATCAATATCAAAATGCATTTGCAGCCAATGCTGAAATCAACTTTGCTGCTTTCCTTGCGGAAGTTATTATAGAGGCGGAATTCGTATGAAATTTTTAGATGTAACTTTGCAGCAAAGAAAGGACCCAGAGCCTATTGAGGAAAAACTTACCGAGGCCAAATATGATTGGTGCTATGAAAACAGCGTCAACTTCGGTAAAGTGCATCTAGACGTAAAGAGTCAAGAATACAAATACAATAAATGGAGAACCAATGGTTCTCTTTCTAATTTTTTAGATACGGTGTTCTATGCTAACGAGATGAATATGAACTATCATATAACAGATCAGATGCATTACGACTATCTTTTTCATAGTATCAGAAAGACTAAAAGGTTTAACAAAAAGAAAGAGTTAGACAAGAGGCTTGAGAAGCTACAGAAAGAGGAAGAACAAAACCTTTCCCTAATTCAAGAGTATTATAAATATAATACAGCCAAATCTAAAGCTGTACTAAGAGTTTTAACAGAAGCTCAACTTGCTATAATAAGAAAAAGATTAGAAAAAGGTGGAGTTAAATGAATGAATTACTTGAAAAATTAATTGAGGTGAAGATAGGCGAAGAAGAAGATTTTCTAAAAATTAAAGAAACCTTAACTCGCATCGGTGTAGCTTCTAGAAAAGAAAATAAGTTATATCAGTCTTGTCATATTTTCCATAAACAAGGAAAGTATTATATCGTACACTTCAAAGAGATGTTTATAATTGATGGTAAACCCTCTAATTTCTCCGACGAAGACAAGGGTCGCAGAAATAAAATTATTGAGTTGTTACAGGATTGGGGTTTACTTAAAGTAGTCGATTCCGAAAATATTAAAGATCCATTAGCCTCTATAAGTCAAATTAAGATTATCAGTCACAAAGATAAGTCTGATTGGATTCTAGAAGCAAAATACAACATGGGACGAAAGAAGCGTAATGACTAAAACTTGCAAAGAAATAGCTAGAGACATCGAAGAGTTGAAACGCAAACTCCAACAAAATCGTTTGGTTGAAATGGCTTTAGTTGATTTCTTTGAGAGGAAAAAGTGTCTATCTAATATTGCCACAGAAACGTGTTTAAATTGTAATTGTTGGAAAAGTGTGAGAGAAAATCGTATATGATGAAAATGCCATGGAAAGTTGAAAAGAAACCACAGACTACTGCAGAACAAAAGTTAGAAGAAATTAAAGAAATATTATTTCCCCCTCTAGAACTTCGAGAAGAAGTTACTCCTGATGGAGACATTATTAAGTATCATATAGACTACTCAGTGGACTCTAATATTGATGCTGCTTTAATGGATTTGTATGGTGGAGAGAACGATCCAATTGTTCAAGAAACATTAAACAAGTCTATTTCTAGACTTCATAAAGTTAGAAAATTGTTAGAAGCATATGCCGTCTTTGACAAAGATGCCAAATACATAATCGTTGATGATGGAAAAGACGATGAAGTCGAAGCAAGAGAAGATTGACGAATTCGTTTTATCCTTACAAAAGGTTATCGATATTCGATATAAGATCAATAAAGAAACCGATCTTTGTAACCACACTTACGTCATTAAAAATTTAAACCCGATATACGGGTTGCAAAAAACTGCTCTAGAAGAAGCTATAAAAGATCTGCTTGACAATAATTCGGAACCATAGTATACTACTCCTACGATAGGAGATTAAATGTATGACTATGCATCTACTTCCTGCATATTACACGACTACGAACTCTAAGAAACGTAAGAGCAAGCCCAGTAAGTCTGATGTCGAACATCAGAAATGGTTGGAAAAGCGCGGACTTTCCCCCAATCAGTTGAAAGCAAAGAAAAAGCTTGACATTAATTGGCAAGAAGAGTATACTAAGACTATAAAGGTTGAAAGAAAGTACGAATCTGTCGAGATGTCTGGATCTAGAGATTCTTGCGCGAAGAAAGATATTATGACTCGGCTCCATAAAGAGCCGGAACATGTTCGCAAAGAGATTCTAGATAAAGCTTCTCGTGTTATGCCCCTCTATAATAAGGGTGGCTTGCAGTATTGTACTCCTGAAACTGATATAAAAACTGTTGGAACAAAATCGAGGCGCGGATGAGCAAATTAGTTGTTGACTTTATTTGTAAGATAGGCGAAGATATAAACATAAAGATGATTGATAACGGATTTCTTGTAGAGATAAGTGGTAGAAATGCTAACGACGATTGGAAAACTGTTAAGTTGGCTTGCTCGAATCGAGCTGAGCTCAACGCACTACTCGACCAATGCTTCAGCATCGATCGGGACAACTGATTTCGGTAATATCGAAATCCAGCTCCAGGATGATACTGGTAACTGGCGAACTGGTCATGTTACACGCAATATCCCAGCGATGATTGTCGCTGCGATGGAACAGCTTGCTTCTCAATATCCTGGAAAGCGGGTGCGTGCTGTGAATAGTGAAGGACGATTAATTGATATGCTCTAAAAAAGAGCTTGATTTTAATTCGTCTTTGGTTTATAATGACTAAATAATGTTGAAATGGAGAAACGAATGAATATGACTTCTACAGCTACTGATCGAGTTTACGAAGCCCTTGTTCTAAAGGGTGAGGAACTCACAGCCAAGCAGATCTCTGCTCGCTATAATGTAGCCAATCCTTATAATACTGTCTATACTCTCCGTATGGAAGGCTACCCGATTTACTTGAATCAACATACAGATTCAAAGGGTCGCGTGACCCAAAAGTATCGCTTTGGTACACCATCACGTAAACTAATTGCTGCAGGATATAAGGCTCTTGCCGCAGGTCTCGTCGAATAAAGGATCTTAAATAGGTTCTTAAAGGCGGGACGAAACTCCCGCCTTTTTTATTGTTGACTTTAAATACTGTCTAAAGTATAGTGTGTAAAGTGAATGATAAAGCTGCTGATTGAAATTGTTGATCTGAGATAACGAAAGTTATCTCTTCAGAAACTCACCGAGGCATTGTAGCTACTGCCTTTGTGCTGGACACAGTCGCGCCTTGTGGCGTTCAAGATGGACGGTTCGAATCCGTTGGTGGGTTTCTGAAGTGATAACATTGGACCAGTCACCTAGTGGCTATGGTAGCAGACTCTTAATCTGTCGCGGAAACGCACCGTGGGTTCGAGTCCCACCTGGTCCTCCAATTAACGGAGTATAGCGCAGTCTGGTAGCGCATCTGCTTTGGGAGCAGAGGGTCGTGGGTTCGAATCCTACTACTCCGACCATTTAAGTGCGTTGGTCGAGGAAGATGGCAATCCGCAGGTCTCCAAAACCTTGAGAACTAGGTTCGATTCCTAGGACCTTCGCCAAATTATTAGGAGTAAAGATGAAAGTATCAGTGTTAGGTATAGGCGTACAAAAAGCTGGCACAACTACATTATACTCTCATTTGGTCAGACATAAGAGTTTTGCTAAACCATTTAGAAAAGAACTTCATTATTTCGATGATGAAACTATTGATTGGACCAGTCCAGATTACTCTGTGTTAGAAAATCAGTTTGTTGGTGAAGGTATAAGGTTTGAAGTTACGCCGATATACATTTACTGGCCTAATTGTCTTGAAAGAATAAAGCAATACAATCCAAATATAAAATTGATTGCTCTTTTTAGAAATCCAATAGATAGAATGTTATCACATTGGAAAATGAATTGCTCTCAAAACTGGGAAAAATTATCTTTCAGTGAGGCTATTCGCTCAAATGATAGATTTGATACTGAAGATAGAATAAGAACTTTCTCGTATATGCAAAGATGTTTTTACGGCTATCAATGTGAACGCTTATTGAAGATCTTTTCTAGAGACCAATTGTTATTTCTATCTTCAAATGATATGTTCAATAATAGACAACACGTTCTTGAACAATTAAGTGATTTTCTTGAAGTTACTAGATTTGAAAACACTGAGTTGATTTTAAATTCGAGTTATGGTATGATCAATCATATACCAAACGATGAAGATGTAAGATTCGTAACTGATCATCTTAGAGATGATATGAAGTTATTTAAAGATATTACAGGGATTAATTTCCTGTAAAATATACAATGGGCTTGTAGTATAATGGGTATTATATCCCGCTTGCACCGGGATGAATGGAGTTCGATTCTCCACAGGTCCACCATTAATGCCGCATTAGTACAATGGCAGTACAGGGGCTTTGTAATCCTCTGATGGGAGTTCGATTCTCTCATGCGGCACCAATTTGATCTGACTACGTAGCAGTGATGCGCGTCATGAATGTCAGACAGTCAGTCGAATAACTGTGAGGCTGACAACAGTTTGGGTGAGCGGCAACGACGGCGTGTTGTGGCGGACTGTAAATCCGTTGTCTATGACTTAGAAGGTTCGAATCCTTTCTCACCCACCAAATTACCCGTCTTTCTAGATAAGACAGGGGAGACCTAGTAAGCCCAACATGAGGGAAAGCTTACGAATACAGGATTGCTGACTCTGTTCGCGAAAGGGCTAAACCTGTAAGGTGTAACGAATCATTGGCGCATAGCTCAGAGGTAGAGCACTGTCCTGATAAGACAGGGGTGGAAGGATCGTTACCTTCTGTGCCAACCAATATTGGAAGATCGTCTAACGGTAGGACAGTGGTCTTTGAAACCACGAATCTAGGTTCGATCCCTAGTCTTCCAGCCAAGTTTAAGGATCCTTGCAGCAATTAACTTTCTTGCATGATAGAAA